AGAGCGCGACCGCGCCCGCTCGGCCGCCCGCAAACTGGCCAGCCTGCCGCTGATCGTGGTGGACCGCGGCGGCCTGACGCTGGACGAGATCATGGTCCAGGCGCTTCGGCAGATGCGCTCCTGGGAAAAGGCCGGTGTCGAGCCCGGCGTGGTGCTGATCGACCACTTGGGCCTGATCCGGCCCGGCATGGGCAGGGACAGCAAGGCCGCCGAGGTCGCCGACACCGTTGACCGCCTAAAAGAGGCCGCCAAGCGCATCGGGGCGCCGATCATTGCCGCGGCGCAGATCAACCGCGCCTGCGAGAACCGCAACGACAAGCGCCCGACGATGGCGGACCTCAACTGGTCGGGCTCCATCGAGCAGATCGCCGACCTGGTCGCACTGCTCTACCGGGACGCCTACTACCTCGAACGCTCGCCCGATGAGGAAAGCCAGCGCGAGGCGGTGTTCAAGGAACACGAGCTGGAGATCATCGTCCCGAAGAACCGCTCCGGTCCGACCTGTACGCTGCACGCCTGGATCGACGTGGCCTGCAACGCGGTCAGGGACAAGGAAGAGCGTTACCCGGCCGACTACAGGGGGCGGGCATGAGCGGAGGAATTACCGCAGTGGTGCGGGCGCTCGTGGATGCGGGCGCGACCCCCGAGATGATTCTTGCGGCCGTCGAGGCTGCGGAGGGTCATGCCTCGTCGGCCATTGACCGGCGCCGGCGGTCGGACGCGGAGCGGCAACGGCGGCGGAGGGAGAAGAAGGCCATAAATAACGTGACGTCACGTGATGTCACAGTGACAGAGCGTGACACCCCTTCCCTTTCGCCTTTCCCCGAACCCCTATCCACTAACCTATCCCCAGAACCCCCTATAGTCCCCCAGATTGCGAAGGCCGAGACGACCAAACTGGTCGACCGGCTTTGGTCGCTGGCGAATGCCGACGGCCGAGACCGAAGCGGCAAGCACCTAGTCCGCAAGGCCGTGACCGCCGCTCTCGACCGCGGCGCCACCCCGGAGGCTCTGGAGCTCGATGTCGGCCGCCACTATCGCCAGGCCGAAACCGGTGACCGGGACAGCAAGGGCCGAACCTTCGCCAAGGGGCTGCACCGGAGGATCGAGGGCGATCATTGGATGACGGCGGACCCGCCGCCGCCGCCCCAGCCCGTCACTCCCGAAATCCACGCCAAACGCCTCGCCCACCTCCGCGACACCGGGGAATGGAAACCCGGATGGGGACCGCCGCCGGAGGTCGGCCGACAACCACCGTTTCGCACCGCAGCCTGAGCATCGAGCAAGCCCATGACCACCACCAACCCCTCCAACCCGGCAAGCTATGGGGACGCAGCGTGACCGACGAAATGGACGGATGGTATGTTCTCTGCGTCCGCGCGCGCAGGGAACGCGCCGTGGCCTATGAGTTGATCGACCGCGGCCTCGCGACCTACCTGCCGGTCGAGCACCGCAAGGTGACGCACTCCCGCAAGACCTCGGTTAAGCCGTTCCCGCTGATCCCCAACTACATCTTCGTCGAGATCAAGACGGCAGGCGATTTCCAGCGCGCTCGACACCCTGACGCCCACGGCTTCATCGTCTCGGCTGAAGGGACGCCGATGCGCGTCCTGGACCACCAGCTCGAACGACTGCGCGAGTACGAGGCAGCGGGGTTGTTTGATCTCACCGCCGAGCCCAAGCGCCTCACCTTCGGTCCCGGCGCCCAGGTGAAGATCCTCGACGGTCCGTTCGAAGGCCGCATAGGGACGATCGAGCGCGGCGGGGAGCGCAAGAGCTTCGATGTGCTGACGTGGCTGTTCGGCCGGCAGACGCGAGTCAGGGTCGACGCCATCCACCTGAAGGCCGCATGAACACCGCCTATTGTGTTTCGCGCGAACGGTGGCACACTGTGTTGAATCACGAGCCTGAGCCTATCAGGCCGACCCAGGGTGAGGGCGCGGTTTTTAAGCCGCTTTCACCCGTCCCTCCAGCGGTATGTCTGGAGCACAGCCCAGAGCAACAGACCCGAGGCGACAGATGGCGTTGACGCGCTACATCTATGTCGTCGGGCCCCATGAGCGCCTTGTGAAGGTCGGTGTCGCGCTCAGCGTCGAGCGGCGACTCCAGAATTTGCAGGCCGGGCATCCCGACGAGCTGAAGGTGTTCCATCGCGTCGGCGTGCCCGAAGCGGTGGCGCTGGAGATTGAGCGCGCCGCTCACCTGGCGCTGAATCAGTACCACCGCTACGGCGAGTGGTTCGATGTCGACGCCGCGGTCGCGGTCGAGACGATCAGGATATTGCTGGAGCCTCAGCAGGAAGTCATCGAGCCTGAGCCCGAGCCCGAAAGCAGGGTGGTAGTGATCGGATCGTCGCGCTATCGCGGCGTCGAGCGCAGGACGCACCGCACATGGTCGGCGACGATCTATGTCGCCAAGATGAAAGTCCCGCTCGGAAACTATTGGTCCGAGATCGAGGCGGCCGACGCCTACGACAAGGCGGCCGTCCAGTTTTTCGGTAAGAAAGCCATCACCAATCAATCGCTCGGCCTGCTGGAGCAAGCCGCAGCCTAACCAATTCGCGCCACCAACATCAGCCACGCCAACAAGTAGGCCAGACGTCCCCGGACGCGCGAGCCATTTTACCTGCGGCTGAAACTGAGTGGCGCGAACCCTACACGAGGACAGCATGAGCGAGTACAAACGCTTTCTGTTCGAATACCGGCATGAAGGCGCGGAGTGGGCGCTTGAGCTGTCAGCGCGCGACCTCGATGACGCGAAGGCCCGCCTCAAGGCGCTGCCCTGGGCGAAATACAAAGGGGAGGTGGCGATGAAGATCCGCCTCCCGCGACCATCGCGTCTGGGACGCATCCTCCAGCGAGCGCTTCACGGTGAGCCAGCATGAACCTGTTGTTTCAAATCCTAGTGCTGATCGGCTTCGTCGCTATGGCGATCTCGACCTTTGCCGGAAGCCCCTGGGCGCAGCGCGTGGCGTGGTGCTCATGGACGGTTGCCTGCGTCCTCTGGATGATGTCGGGCCAGTGAATGCCGCGCGGCCGTCCGACTCTATACAACGAAGAGGTTGCAGCCGCCCTTTGTGAGCGCATGTCCAAGGGTGAGCCGCTGGCCCGCATCTGCGACGATCCCAAGATGCCCTGCTACACCACGGTCTGGAATTGGGAACAGGCTCACCCGGAATTCCTGAAACTTTCCACCCGCGCAAGAGAGCTCGGAACGCACTACCTCGCCGATGATTGCCTGAAGATCGCAGACGGCGCCGGCGACCCGGCCGACAAGCGCATCCGTATCGACACGCGCCTGCGCCTGATCGGCAAGTGGAACCGCAAGGGCTACGGCGACAAGGTCCAGCACGTCGGCGGCGACGAGGGAGACTCACCGATTGCTGTCAAGCTCATCGAGCGCCGCATCGTCGACCCTCGAAATCCCGACACCTAGGGTCTTCGTCCCGCTTCTGGCCCCATCCCGCTACAAGGGCGCTCACGGCGGACGAGGATCGGGCAAGTCCCACTTCTTCGCCGAAATGATGGTGGAGGAAGCCTATCGCATCCCGGGTCTCAGGTGCGTCTGCATCCGCGAGGTCCAGAAGACGCTGAAGGAGTCGGCCAAACGGCTGATCGAGGACAAGATCGAGGCCCTTGGGGTAGGGCGCGCGTTCGACGTGCTCACCGACCAGATCAGGACGCCCGGCGGCGGAACCATCCTGTTCCAGGGGATGCAGGACCACAACGCCGAGTCGATCAAGTCGCTTGAAGGCTTCCACCGGGCCTGGATCGAAGAGGCGCAGTCGCTGTCTCAGCGCTCGCTGGCCCTGCTGCGCCCTACGATCCGCGCCGAGGCCAGCGAAATCTGGGCCTCGTGGAACCCGCGCCGCAAGTCCGACGCGATCGACGAATTCCTGAGGGGAGACAAGCCCGACAACGCCATCGTGGTCGAGGCCAACTGGCGCGACAACCCCTGGTTCCCCGGCGTGCTCGAGGACGAGCGCAAACTGGACCTGGAGCGCTACCCCGACCGCTACGACCACATCTGGGAAGGCGGCTATGCCAGGGCGTTCGAGGGCGCCTACTTCGCCAAGCAGCTCGGCGAGGCAAAGGCGCAGGGCCGCATATCACAGGTCAACCGCGACCCGCTGCTGCCGGTCTATGCCGTCTTCGACCTCGGCGGGGCCGGGGCCTCAGCGGACGCCATGGCGATCTGGGTCATTCAGTTCGTCGGGCCGAATATCCTCGTGCTGGACTACATCGAGGGCCAGGGCCAGGTGCTCGCCTACTACGTCAACCTGCTGACCGAACGAAAGTGGTCTCAGGCCATCTGCGTCCTGCCCCACGACGGGGTCAACGCCAACAACATCACCGGCAAGCGCTACGAGGACCATGTGCGGGACGCAGGCTTCAGCGTGACCGTGATCCGCAACCAGGGCAAGGGCGCGGCCATGATGCGGGTGGAGGCCGCGAGGCGGGTGT